TGAGGCCACATTTTATAAGCGTTAACCTGAACAGCGCTTCCGTTGTTTAATCTGTAAAACTTAAAGTATTCAGGATCGCTTGGGTGATTGTATTTCAACTTGGCAACTGCCTTATTAATCTCAAAATCGCTCATTTCATCGTAGTTCATAGGAACAACCCTCCATTTCCAACATTACAAGAAAACACACTCAAATCGTCGCTGTGCTGTTTCATTTCTTGAGCGGTACGTTTGTATGCCTTGTCACGCTCAAGCACCTCTGTGATGATTTCAGACGCCTTAACGAGCATTTCTGCCGCCATGATTGCATCACCTTCGGCCGATAGGTTCATTGCCTGCACGATAAAACAATCAACTTGATCTTGTTCGTCGCAGGATTTTAGCGAGTAAAATTCGGTTAGTTGGTTGCGGTTCATAACTTACCACCATATCCATGATTGATTAATTTAAACGACTGTTCGCCGTTCTGTTCTATTGATACTTGCACCAGCAGTTTGCGATCATCGCCAGATTGAATCCAACCACGCAAACTGCCTCGGTTAACGCCAATGTCGCGTGATGTTTTGGCCTGGTTACCGCGATTCATGACAAGAACGTCAGAAACGGCGCAGACTGTGATTTGCGTTGTGTTGAATAGGGTCATTTTGCTCTCCTTTGTTGGTGAACACATTATAACCACAACCACCAAGCGATTAACGTGATAGGAATCACAAAAAAAACAATACATACAGGTAAATTAATCGCCTACGTGACAGCACTTGGTCATTTTGGTCATTGCTAAGTCATTGATTTAATTAGTGCAAATGACAGACAAAAAAGTTGGTCATTGAGTTGGTCATTGCGTAACTTATTGATTCTAATGACTAAATGACTATAAATGACCAACTACACATAATATGAGTAACATTTAGAATGAAATAGGTATTTCGCACGCGTAATTTATAGTTAGGGGAAAATAGCGACACTTGGTCATTCTGTCATTTTTCTTTTAAAATCATAGATATGACTAATGACAGACTGTTTTAGAGTTGGTCATTTGCTGAAATGTGACTCAAATCACACAATCAGGCTTGCAAACTATGCTTATGGTGGCTAGTATTTGTTGTGTCGGTTGTGAGTTCATGGCCGCCGCAGGTTTCCCGCCTGCGTTATCAGGTTTAGTGTGGTGTTTATCCGTAGCACTGTTAACAAAAACGGTTGTCAATTTTGTTTAGTGGTTTGACTCGTCCGCGACAGTTAAAACAAATGAGTGCGTGCAGTGATTGAATTGCATGGCGTCATTAAACAGACCACTAACCAAAACACCCTGTTACAGCTCATGTGTCAGTGTTCGATTCATTGCGCAGGGTGTTCAATGGCGCTAAATCTATAACTTCTGGCTGACACTGTTTGTTATTCTTAGCGCCATTAACCTAATAAGGAGCCTCGATTGAGCAAATCATCCAGAAACTACGCACCAAACAAACGCAAGGGTTCACAGCCTGTTCAAACAAAGCGGTCAAGTAAAAACGCTTGGAAATGGAAAAAGCGCGTTGAGTATGCGGTTAGGATGATGAATCGTGATTTTTATTTTAAGCATCACTAGTTCAACTGGATAGAGCATCGGGCTTCTAACTCGACTGTTGCAGGTTCGAATCCTGCGTGATGCGCCAAGGAAGATTGGCAGAGTGGTGAATGCAGACGGTTGCTAACCGTTACAACGGTAACGTTGCATAGGTTCGAATCCTATATCTTCCGCCAAATCCACATAGCGCCGTGCCGGGCTCGCTACCATAGCACCGCTAGCAACAACGCTGTAAAGAAAGCTGAGTTGCACCTGAACTACCCGCCCTTGTGGCGGGTTTTTCTTTTTGTGCTATAATCAAACCAGTTACCACACTCACAATGTGAGTCGCCGTCTTGGCGAATGGAGGTGATCGTCTCGCGGCACAGCGTTACGTGTCTAGCCGCAAACTGTCGAGCGATAGATTGACGTGCTCTAATCACCTGGAGACAAAAAATGTTCACAACACTTCAACTCCTAGAGCTGGAAGAAGGCTACCGAGAAAAGGCTTACTACTGCTCTGAGATGTATCCAACAATCGGAATAGGCAAGCGCATCGGCCAATACAAACAGAGCTTGCGCGACTTTGATTTTATTTCAATGCCTAAGCCTGTAGCTTATGCTTGGCTTGAATACGATCTGCAAACTATCATCAATCAATGTAAAACACTTCCTTGGTTCAACCTTCTTAATCAGGCGCGCAAAGATATTGTTATCTCAATGTGCTACCAACTTGGCTTTGATGGTTTCTGCAAATTTAAGCAAACAATTAAACATATTGAAAATGGCAGCTTTGTGTCAGCTGCTCATGAGATGCTGGATAGCAAGTGGGCTAAACAAACACCTGAACGCGCACACCGACATAGCAAAGTAATGGCTGCTGGTGACTGGGATGCTGTTTCGGAATACAATCATATTGGTGACTAATATGTGTAACTACCTACTCAATTTAACCCTGCTAGACGTCCTAATGTGTAGTAAAATACACGCAACGAATCAATTCGTGTTTATCGGGAGAGTTTTATGAAAGCAATGTTCCAAGGGAATAATGGCAAGCTGTCAATGATGCGATTCTTATCGTTCATCGTTACAGTGGCATGCATTCCGGTTTTGTATATTCACCCAGACCAAGCAACGCCAGTATGCGCATTAATCGGCGGCGCAATCGCTGGTAAATGGCTGCAAAAGAAAGGTGAGCAAAATGTGGGCTAATATAAAGCTGTATGCTGGAATATCCATTGCTGCAATCATTGGCGTTCTTTATGCTGCCTTTCGTGTTCAAAAGGCAGAAAAGGAATCAGCAGTTGAACAGAAAGACAAATACAAGTCAGCAGCGGAAAGCTCAGAAAAAGCTATCGAGGTTAAAAATGACATTGAAGAGGCTGGTAGTATTGCCAACGCTGCTGGCAATGATGAGCTTGACAGCATGCTCAACAAGTACGACCGTAATCGAAAAAACTAAGATCGTATGCGCGGGTTCGATTGTGACCTTTAGTTCAGTTGATGACGTGCTATCAAACGAGACAAAACGCAGCATTCTATCAAATAACCTTAAATATGAAGCGTGCATTGAGTCATCTAAGCTCTGATTGATGAAGTTAAATCGCCGTCATTCGTGGCGGCTTTTTTATTTGTGATGTTTGTCACAGACATGTAATAGAAACAATGTCAGGATATGCTTATCAATTAATGGAGGTTGATATGGAAGATAAAAAATACAAATTGAGCACCACAACACTAAAAGACATCATTGACAAAATTCCGCCAGAAAAGTGGGATGAAGTGTTTGGCGAGATGATTGATGCAGTCAAGCAAATTAAAGGTACAATGGACGCTGTGTCGATGATGGTTGAGGCGATTTCAGAAGCGTCAGGTGAAAGCGTAAATATGTCTGAAGTTTTGAAGTTTCCCGATGAAATAACATGGATTGATGACGGGCTTGGTGTAAATACAGTTGGCTTTATTAATGGAGATACCGGTGAGCGCCATGGCGAGATTAAATTTGAATGCGGGAGTAAAAAGTAATGGCACAACGTGGCGTAAATAAGATGATCTTGATGGGCAATCTAGGTCAAGACCCAGAAGTTAGATACATGCCGTCAGGTGGCGCAGTGGCTAACTTGTCAATTGCAACGTCTGAGACGTGGAAAGATAAAGCGATTGGTGAGCAAAAAGAAAAAACCGAATGGCATCGAGTGTCAATCTTTGGCAAGTTGGCTGAAATTGCGGGTGAGTATTTGCGAAAAGGCTCAACGGTTTACATTGAAGGTCAACTGCAAACCCGTAAATGGCAAGACCAAAACGGTCAAGATCGATACACCACTGAAATTGTCGTGCAAGGTTATAACGGTGTAATGCAAATGATTGGCAAGGCGCAAGGTTCAGACCAAGGCGCACAACAGCAAGGTGGACATCAGCAGACAGCGCAGCAGCAAGCGCCACAGCAACGCCAGAAAACGCAGCCGAAATATAATGAACCACCAATGGATTTTGATGATGAGATCCCATTTTAATGGTACATATTTGATATTCCTTTCTTAATTTGATACAATACCTCTAGTTAATGGCTGGAGGTATTTTTTTATGAAGCACTGCAACATTTGCAACACAACAAAAGATGATTCTGAATTCCACAAGCGCAAAGCGTCAAATGATGGTCTAGCGGCTAGATGCAAGTCGTGTCAGAAAGAGTACGACAATTCAAGATTGAGAGATCCAAAGCGCATGGAGATGCGAAGAAATTACCAAAAGACAGAGAAAGGTAAACTGGCGCATAACAAAGCCACAAAGAAATGGGTAGAGAAGAATACAATCAAAAGAGCGGTTCATATAATCACAGGGAATGCCATTAGAGATGGTGTCATCATAAAGCAACCATGTGAGGTTTGTGGTTGCAAATATGTTCACGCTCACCATGATGACTACGCTCACCCGCTTAATGTTAGATGGTTGTGCGACACTCACCACAATGAGTGGCATAGAATTAACGGAGAAGGCGCAAATGCAATTTAACCCGCTTCTGCGGGTTTTTCATTGTGTGACAATCGTCACTGAATAATTCTAAATATCGCTTATGATTCACCAATCAACAAAAGGAGTACACATGGCATATCACAAAAGAGACAAATCACTGCGTCTTGTCGAGTTCTGTCACGATGAGAAGAAGCTCATTGCTGATGTTGCAACTTATATCGGAGGAAAAGGATACGATAAAACCAATGACATTATTTGCCAGATGCGTAAACATGGCCACGTCATTCACAGAATTAGCGACGGTAAGAATGTCTGGATTCAGCACATCTCAGGGCCAGAAACAAAGCCAAGCATGCGCGAAGATATCGAAAAGATTCTGCTTAATGGAGAACAATGGACTAACCATGAACTTGCAGAATTGATGGACGCAGACCTTGAACAAATTCGACAATGCATGTACCGACTTGAAGATATGGGTTACATTATCAAGCGAACAAGAATCAACTATAGAACGTGGGGGTATACAATGACAGGGAGAAAGACGAGGTGAAAATTAGCGATCTATTTGACTTCTGCACAACAGATAGACAGAGAGAATACATTCAGGCAATAATTGACGCACCAAGCAAGGCTCAAGCTGCTAGAAACCTAAACATAAGCGAGCGCGTTCTTACACGTGCATTGCAACAGATACGCGAGAGAGCAAACCAACAATACACTCCGCCTCACGACTCAAGCATCGAGACAAAAATTCCTGAAGGTTATCGCATCAAAGGCGTATCTAATATGGTTGAGAATGCGCTTGGAAAACCGATGTGGGTAAAGACAGAGCGCAGCGATATTGAGTTTACCGAAGCGATTGAAGCATATGTTACAGCTATAGCAGAAGGATTGCCAAAGCTAGATCCAATTGATGCGCCATTAACGCATTCGCCAAATTTACTAAACCAGTACACGATTACCGATTACCACCTAGGCATGATGGCATGGCACGAAGAGACCGGTGATGACTGGGATATGAAAATTGCCGAATCACTGCTTATGAAATGGTTTCAATCAGCCATTAAGATGTCGCCAGAAGCTGACACTGCAATACTTGCTAACATCGGCGACTTTCTTCACTGGGATGGAATGGAGGCTGTGACTCCTGCTCACAGAAATATTCTTGATGCAGATACGCGATTCAGCAAGCTAGCCAGGGTGGCATCACGCTGCATTGTGCAAGTAATTCGCTTACTACTAACTAAGCATCAACATGTGCATGTGATTATGTGTGACGCAAATCACGACCCAGCATCGCAAGCATGGTTTAGGGCTTGGTTGCCAATTGTGTTTGAAAACGAACCACGAGTAACGGTTGATATATCACCATCTGCATACAATGCCTATCAGTTTGGCAATGTCGGATTATTCTTCCATCACGGACACAGACGCAAACAGAAAGCAATTGATAGTGTTTTTGTGCGACAGTTCCGTGAAATATTCGGTAGCACTCAGCACTGTTACGCGCATATGGGGCACCTGCATAATGATACTGTTGTTGAGTCAAACCTGATGGTTATTGAGCAACACCGCACGTTAGCTGCTGCTGATGCTTATGCTGCTAGTGGCGGGTGGTTATCTGGACGAGGAGCGAAAGTGATTACCTACCATAAAGAATATGGTGAAGTTGCTCGCAATACTATTACACCGGAAATGTTGGGGTTTTAAATGAAACTAGTGATTATCGAATCACCATACGCAGCGTCAGAAACGCACACAGTTGAGCAGCACATAGAATACGCACAAAAGTGTATGCATGACAGCTTACTTCGTGGCGAGGCTCCTTACGCTTCGCATTTGCTTTATACACAGCCAAATGTTTTGGATGACCTCAAACCAAACGAGCGAAAACTTGGCATTGAAGCTGGATTTATGTGGAGAAATGTAGCTGAGCTAACAGTTTTCTATGTAGATTTAGGCTACAGTTCTGGAATGCAGTTAGGCTTACAAGACTGCATAAATAAACGAAAACCGTATGAGATTCGCAAATTATTTGGAGATGAGTGATGATTAAAACATCAACAGAAATATTAAATGACTGTGTAAGTGTTCAGGCAGAACGCGGAAAAGATTACGACACAGACGAAAACCAACAAGAGCGATCTTTTGGCGCTACGTCGGTTGCATTCAATGCTATCACCGGAAAGAATATTACTCCTGCTGAGGTTTGCTTAATGCTTCAAGTGTTAAAAGACGTTCGCCAGTGGTCGCAAGAACGACTACATGAAGATAGCGTGCTGGACTGTGTTAGCTATGCTTCACTGAAAGGTGAAGAGCTTTATAAGCAATACGGAGAAAACAAATGAACTACCAAGGACTAGAAACAACAAAAGCATGGTTTGAAGCTGCAATTCCAGAGCCAACTGTTGAACAGACGTGCATTCAGATTGGTTGTCACTATGAAGAAGTTGGTGAAATGTTAGCTGTGACAGGCGACGATTGCGCATTTGATGAGGTAAATAAAATTGCTAACGAGTACAAGAAATGCAATGAATTTTACTCTAAGGCTATTGTTGCTCTAGGTTATAGCGACCAAGATCGAGCTGAACTACTCGACTCACTAGCAGATCAAATCGTCACTGCCGTTGGCGTGGCTCACATGCTTGGGATGGATATTCTCGGTGCATTAGGAGAGGTTAACCGCAGCAACTTCTCAAAGTTCGAAGATGGGAAGCCTGTTTTCGATGTTAATGGAAAGATCACCAAGGGAAAGCATTACTCTCGCCCAGACCTAACAAAATTTATTGGTGGTACTAATGACTAAAAAGATTGAAATCAGCGTATCACTACTCGACTCTGATGCCGTTGCAGACTTGATGGGAATCATTGAGAATCATATTGATGATATGCCAGAAGATATGGTTAAAGAGTTGGCAGAATGGCACCTAATGTATTCGCCAGAGTTTCAGTGTGACACATTGCAATAACAATTAGCCGCTTAATGCGGCTTTTTATTTTCCTGCAATTCGGTGTTATACTGATGACATTAAACAAATGGAGATTCACACATGGCAAAAATGAAGGTTAGTGTAAAAGTTGCAGATCTTGATGCATTCAGAACTCTCGCTGAACTGCTTTGTAAGCATAAAGACTCGCTCCCAAAAGAGATAGTTGACTGTGTTAATGGCATTGCTGACGGCGATGTCTTTGAGTTTGGTTATGATGAAATTGCCAAGTTAGGCCAAATATACGCCACATGCTTTGCTGATGGGGTTGAGGTTAAATCAACAATTTCAGTCAATAAATATCTAAAGCGTGTTAAGCATGCGGATGGGTTTATTTACCCAAGTGAAATGCAGCTTGTTTCAGATAGCGGCATAACTTTGATTGAGTGGTAAAATGACACTAATTGTACAAGATCCATTAGCACCGACAGAGGCGGCGAATAGCTATCTTTCGCTAGTCGATTGGCAGGAGCGCGCAACTGAACTTGGATTGCCAGCACCAACAGAAGATAAAATTCTCACTGGTATGCTTTACGTCGACACGTCAAACTTTATCGGCGAGACGGTTGTCGCTTTCCAGGGTACAGCTTGGCCTCGAACTGGGGTTAATATTTATCATGCTGGCGAGCTGGTTGAATACGACACTGAAAAAGTGCCTCAGCAAGTTATTGACGCTGTTTTGTATGTGGCTGCTGAGGACAATGTTTACTCGACAACACAAGGCGGAAAACGAGTCTTGCGCAAGAAGATTGACGTAATCGAAACTGAATACGCTGATGATGGCATTAATGCAGTTTCGTTTAAGCGAGTATCAAAGGCTGATGCATTGCTATCGAAATTCACGGCAAGTTCTCGTCCATCACAGATTGTTTATGCGGTGTAGTTATGGCTGAATCCTATTTCGAAGATTACCAAGACGCATTATCAACGCTGCAAGAGGATGGCTTTGCAGTCACTCTGATTAAAAAAGGCAGCGGCGGCACGGATGAATACGATAATGACGGGAATCCGATTCCAGCAACGCAAGATGTTGAGTTTTCCGGTTACGGCATCACAACGCAGTTCAGCGCTTATTACATTGCCAATGGCATTGCGAAGAAGGGAGATTGTCAGTTGTTATTCTGCCCTAGTGAAATGACTGCTGAGTATATTGCGCTTTATCGGTCGCTTGAAGGTGATAGCGGCGATCAAGTTTATGCGCTAGTGGATGGTGTTGAATGGCGCGTTAATAGTGGTTCGCAGGTCAAGCCGACATCGACGCAGGTTTTAGCGAAGTTGCATTTGACTAAGTAAAAGAAAAGCCCCAATAGGGGCTTATTTAATTCTTGGTTGGCCTTTAAATTCAGCAGCAACCAGGTTGCCTAGATACTGCTCTTTGCAGATCTTATTTCGATTTAATTGCGCCGTGATTTCCTCCCACTTACCGCCAGCAGCACGCTGGTTAATTACTCCAGTGTAGTGCTTTGGCTGCTTACGGAAAATTCTTTCGTCATCTGTAATGCATACGAGTGTTTCACCGAAATAAGCTGGGTGACTTTCTTTTGTTGCGTTTCTCCACGCATCAGCTTGAGGAGAGTTGCTATGAAAATTGCAAGGAAATTTGAATACTGATGTAAATTTTTTCATGGCTAATGTCCTTTGTTGGTTTCCATTTCGTTGAGGTAATAATATAAAACCAAACCATGCTATACTGTGCTCAAGTTCACATTTTTGGTGATTGATATGGGTTGGTCAGATGATTTAAACAAGATAATCAAGCGCGATGAGGCTAGCGCAGAGAAGTGGTTACGTGCCGCTGTGATTCAGGCGGCTAATGTTGCTGTGATCAAATCAGCAGTAGGTGCTCCGGAAACATGGAAGAATCCTGCGCCTCCATCATATCCGGGCGGCGGCGCATTCAGAAGTCAGTGGAGATTATCTATTGGTGTTATTGATATGACAATTAAGGATACCATTGATTGGTCTGGTGTACTTCCAGAAACTGCCTCTGACATATTGAAATTCAAGCTTGGCGATACACTTTCATTTACAAACCCATCACCATACGCAATGCGTTTGGAGTACGACGGACACTCAGCGCAAATGCCAGATGGGGCAGCAAGGCCAGCGATTTTGGCACTCAAAAAAGCACTTAACAAAGAGGCTAACAAATGAGCACTGAACAAGTAGACGTTTTCAAAGCAATCCGAGATGACATAAAAGCAAAGGTCGCAATTCCTATTGAAGAGAACAGCATTCCTACCGATTCATCATCCATGCGTGTAAGGCTCAATAACCCGGATGAGCTTTATCAATTCCTGAATTCAAGCGCAAAGCAAATGACTGGCGAGATTAATGTGCAACTTAGTCACAAGCTTGGCTCTAGCCAGTTCACAATGCTGAATCTCGCAAAGGCATTTAAGCAGAATTTCAACCGACTAACCACTTGGACTGCTGGCGGGTTTCGCGTTAACGTCGATTACATTCGCACAAGCTCGATCTATCAGACCGATGCCAACGAAAATATCAATATTATCATTGGATTTATCTGTTATTGTGAGTAGCGTCACAAACATGATAAACTCTAACCTGTCATAACTTAACCTATAGGAGAAATGACGATGGCAATTGCAACTGCGTCTGACGTAGTATCACCCATTGGAACCTATGCAGAAGTAATTGCGGGCGCTCCTGCAACTTACGACTCTGCTGGTTTTGGTTCGCTTTTCGACGGAACCGAAAAAGAGATCGGTCTTCTTGAGGATTTCACGCTTCCTGAATCGACCACAGTCGAAGAAACCTTTAATGATATGAAAGCTGGCGAAATCATCAAGGTTCTAACTTTCACCGATGCTGGCACAGCAACTCTTGTTACTGCGCACGCGCCGTTTGAAGATGGTCAGGCTATTTTGGTCGATTATCACAACGGCGCAAATAAGACACTACCAGTGTCAATCAAGCTGAACCACAGTGATGGCAGTATCACTTATTACTCTGGCAAAGTGTCTGGCTATGCACCAGTGAAAAACCCGCTGAACCGCGCTACATATACCATTAGTGTTGACAAACGCATGGTTGAAGTGGCTGCGCCATAATTCAATGCGTCCTGCGCCTCTCATTTTGCGGGGCGCATTTTTAATTTGATTAAGAGAGGAATCAAATGTCATTCAATATTTCACAATTCAAAAATCGCGATCAATCAGATGTATGGCTTAATCTTGTCGGAAAAGACGGAAAGGAAATGAGCTGGCTTAAACTGCCAAAAGAAAAGAAAGATGAACTTGCAGAAGAAATCGAGCGGTTCAACGCTGGCACATACGACGGCGATAAGCTTGATGAGTTTAAGCGCCCAATCCGAATTAAAATGAAATCTCCGCACGGCGAAGCATTCCGCAAGGCGAAGATGCACCGCAAGGTTAAAGACCAGGTGCTGTTGCAAGGTGTCGTTGCTCAAGTGCAAAAAGACATCAAAGAAAGCGGCGAAGTTGACCTTGAGAAAATTCTAGACGAAAGCACGGCTAAAGTATGCGATAGCGTTGTCAGTGGCGCAAAGATGATTGCAGAGCTGACAGTCGACTGGGAAGGTTTCACGGATGACGGGAAAGACGCAGAGTTCAATCCAGAGATTTTAGTCGCTATCCTATCAGACCCGGACAACCTTGTAACCTACACATCGATCATCAAAGCGATTGATGAGAAGGTCGGTTTTTTTACAGCGTAGCTGAACAGCTACTACTTTATGCCTCACATCTCGGCTGGCTAAACTCGTCGATAAAGTATCCAGTCGGCAAAAAGGAAGAGTCCAGCAGCAAAATCGCATACTACGGCAGTGAATCATTACTGGCTAAAACACCAGATATTGGCGAACTGTCGTACATCGCTGAAATGTGGGATGATCTTGGCAAGTATCGCGGAACGGGTTTCGGCATTGAGGCAACAAGTTGGACTGACGTTAAAAGCTATGTCGAAGTCAATGGCGTTGCAAACTGGGAAGCCCAGTTAATCCACGCAATGAGCAAAGCATTTGTTGATGCGCGCGGTCAGTTCACTGATGTTGTTTGCGAGCCTCCGTATCGATATGGAGACTTCGAATTCAATAGACTTAGTGCCGATGCTGCTGAAAGGCGAGCCAAGGGAAGAAAGAAATAATAAAGCCCCGTTATGGGGCTTTTGTTGTTTTAGCATTGTTTTAAATCATCGCCAATTGACAGGCTCCAAATCAAAACGCCAGATTCTATATGTTCATACAAGTCATTTTGTTCATCGTAGTCATCCAACTTACAGACGTATGGTTCATTATCATCATTCTCTAGTGAGACAACAATATCTCCACTTTTAAAAATGTCATTGCCTGGATGTCTACTATTAAATTCCAAGCAATAATCCTCACCAGCTTGCGTAACTACGTATTTATCTCCAATTGCCATTTTAACGCCCTCAATTAAGTTGGAATTATCATAACGCCACCATTCAGGTTATACTGTGACAAAAGTCACAAAGTGAGAAAAGCACATGACAGATATAGTAAGCATCGGATTCAAAGTCGATACGAGCCAAATCAAGCAAGGCTCAGATCGCATGGCGAAAATGGGTGATACAGCAGAGAGAGCTGAAAAGAAAACCAAAAAAATGACGGATACGACTAGCAAGGGGTTTGCGCTTGCTAAGCGCAATATAGCTGCCGCTGCCGCTGCATTGGCTGCTTACGTCACTGCTGGTAAGTTGCTTGATGTTGCCCGTGAGTTCGACATTTTGAATGCATCACTTGTCACGGCCACCAAGAGCACAGAAAACGCGGCTGTCGCATTTAAGGCTATTGAGCGGTTTGCAGCGACAACGCCATATAATCTTTCTCAGTCCGTTGATGGTTTTGTGAAGCTGGTAAACCTTGGTCTTACCCCGTCAGAAAAGGCATTGAAATCATACGGGAATACAGCCGCCGCTCTTGGTAAAGATCTAAGCCAGATGATTGAAGCTGTTGCAGATGCTACTGTTGGTGAGTTTGAGCGCCTAAAAGAGTTTGGCATCAAGGCAAAATCAGAGGGCGACAAGGTTTCTTTCACTTTCCAAGGCGTAACAAAAACCATTGGGAAGAATGCGGCAGAGATCGAGCAGTACCTAATGGCAATCGGTGAAAACGAATTCGCCGGAGCAATGGCTGAACGAGCAAAAACACTTGACGGAGCCATATCAAATCTTGGTGATTCATGGGATGGACTTTACAGAACAATCTCAAGCTCAGGTGTATCATCTCTAATTGC